GGCATTTCCCTCCCCGAAGAACTCAAATATTTTTTTGGCTTGGATAGCTCGACGGAGCGAAAGGAGTTAAGCCTTGCTCTTTCCAAGCCATAACCAAAGGCCCTAATCACTGGAAGGCGGTGACACAAAATGAAGAAGGAAGAGAAGGCAACTCCGAAGAAGAAAACAACGACAACTAAGAAGCCAGCTTCCAAGCAGACGAAGAAGCCTGCTGCCAAGAAGCCAGCAACAAAGAAGAAGGCCACGGCAAAACCGAAGCCTGTCCCGAAGATCGAGAAGATCATCACTCCGTCTGAAGCGGAGCTGATGTGCCAGGGTGTCAATCCCCGGATCAGGAAGCAGGCGGTCACGCTCGCTGAATCCGTTCTGACTTTACAGAACAAAATAATTCAGCAGACACCGGCTTATGAAAAAGCGCCTTTGTTCCAAGAGGTCACAGTCAACACAGGAGAAACAGTTCTCCGTGCAAATCCTCTTGTACAAGAGTTCCGTGCTACCGTTCGGGACTATGACCAAGCGCTGAAGAGTCTTAACGAACTTCTTAACGCTCAGAAGGGAACAGCCGAAGCAAACCCGATGGATGCGTTAAAGAACAAGTTCAAGATCGGCTGATATGGTTTACGGCAAAAAAGAACCGAGGATCTGGACAAGGCCACTTCGAAAGCTGACACCTAAAACGACATTAGGTTATGCAGCAATCGAGTACGCAGTGAACGTCCTGCGCATGACATTATATCCGTGGCAGGAATGGGCGCTCATTCATATCCTCGAAATAGTCGGAGACCTCGAATCTCCATCTTGGCGATTCAGATATAGAACGGTAGTCATCGAGGTTGCAAGACAAAACGGAAAAACGCAGTTATCAAAGATCATCGCTTCGTTCTTTCAGAACGTGCTCGGGGTGGAATCCATCTTCGGAACTTCCCTCTCCCTCGACAAGGCGGAAGAAGTTTGGGATGCAGTTGTTCTTGAACAAGAGAGCAATCCTATCCTTGCAGGCGAGATCGAGACAATAGCCAGGAAGAACGGCGGAAAGAAACTTGTCCTTACTGGCAACAGAACATATAAAGTTGGAGCGCCTACCCGAAGGGCAGGACGTGGAGACTCAAACGACCTTGTTATGTTGGATGAGTTGCGTGAGCAGCGTGACTGGGAGACTTGGTCAGCTGCAGTCGCTTCCACAGTGGCCAAGCCGAGAGGTATTACCATCTGCTTTACAAACGCAGGAGATCCTGACTCCATCGTATTACGAGAGGTCAGATCTAAGGCAATAGCGAAAATCGAAGGCACTAACAAAGCAAACGACTTCGGCGGAAACGTCAATGCTGACGCTTTAGGCCTTTTTGAATGGTCGGCACCGGAGAAGGCGGAAACGAATGACATCAAAGCTCTCGCTCAGGCAAATCCTGCTTTAGGATACGGAAGATTAACCGAGGACGCTCTTATGGCAAACCGTGAAACCTTCCCGGAGTCGAAGTTTAGGTCTGAGTGTATGTGTCAGCAAGTCGAAACGATTTTACCTGAACCGTTCCCAGAAGGCGCTTGGCTTGGTGGTCAAGATGAACACAGCTACATCCGTGAGGACAGTGAGCTGTTCTGGGGTATAGAGATGTCACAAGACAGAAGGTACACGGTCATAGCCGTGTGCGGTCTGAGAGAAGACGGCAATTATCACGTTGAGCTTGTCGACAGGCGCATCGGATCAGAGTGGGCGATTGACTGGTTCAGAGCCAGAGCGCCCAGGTACAAAGAAATGAAATTGTGTTTTCAGGGCAGGGGCGCTCCTGTCAGTGGTCTTGCAGAACAGATCTGCACGATTGACGGAGTGACAAGGATGGCGCAGGAAGGTCCCGAGCTGTCCGCAGGTTGGAACCGCTTTTATGATGCCGTTGCTGCCTGCACTCCGGGAGACCAGAGAGGCGGTGTGAAGGTGTTCCATCTTCCACAACCTGCGCTTGATACACCTGCGAGGACTTGTCAGCTTAGAAATCTGGGCGGTGGCATTATGCTTCCGGACAGGACAAAGAGCCCTGATGATATATCGTCGCTTATGGCGGTGGCTATGGCATACGCAGGAGCCACGCAGATAAGCAAAAAAGAAAGAAAGGTTTATGAGTCAAGCTACGCTTCAGGCGGTAGTTTGCTCTTTATCTAAAAAAGGTAAGGGAGGCAAAAGGAAATGCCGAGTATTTTGGAGCGCTGGCGGATGGTCAACAAGCCGTCGGTGATAAATGTCACACTGTCAGGCGATGCCTCGACGCAAGTGCTAAATATGACAGCAGCAGAGCTCTACAGAACTCAGGATAACCTAAGAGCTGTTGTTGATTTCCTGTCTAACAACCTTGCTCAGCTTCCGCTTAAGGTCTACACGAGAAACGCTGAAAATGATCGTGAAAGAGACCGTGACAGTAACACGGCGAAAGTTTTATGGAAACCTAATGATTATCAAACACAATTCGAGTTCATTCGTGCTTTGTGCGCTGAATATTACGTTTTTGGTTGTGTTTATGTCTGGGTTGTTCCGAACATGGCAAAGGAAGGCGGATATGATCTTCACATCATACCTACCAACTGGATCACAGGATCAGTCAAAGGAACATACGGACCGGAGCTGATAAGAGTCAGAACAAAGGCCGAGAGCAAGATCGTTGAGATCCCATCTACCGAGTGGGTGCAGTTCAGAACCTACAATCCGGGAGCACCGGGAGGATTTATCTCCCCGATCAGTGCGCTTAAGCAGACGTTATATGAACAGGTCGAGAGCGGAAAGTTTAGAAGACAGTTATGGAGATCTTCTGGAAGGCTCAATGCTCAGATCGTAAGACCTAAAGACGTTGCTCCGTGGACGGATGAACAGAAGAAGAACTTTGCTACAGCCTTCCGTGAGGCTTGGAGCGGAGTCGGTTCTAAGGCTGGTTCGATTCCTCTTCTGGAAGACGGTATGGAGATCAAGCCGTTCAGCACTTCCTTTAAGGAGTATGAATGGGCTCAGTCAGTAACGCTCTCTCGTGAGGCGGTCGCTGCCGCATACAGGATCAATCCGTCACTCGTATGGCATAGCAACACTCAGACATACGCAAGCGCAAAGGATAACGCAAGAGCGCTTTATGCCGAGTGTCTGGGACCTGATATTCAGTTCATACAGCAGAGGTTCAATGCATTCCTCCTGCCTATGATCGGCGCTGATCCATTCAAGACATACGTTGAGTTTGACTTACAGGAAAAGCTCAAAGGTTCGTTCGAGGAACAGGCTGGCATCATGCAGACGGCAACAGGAAGACCGTGGATAACTGTCGACGAGGCTCGTTCTTATATGAACCTGCCGAAGTTACCCGATGGACAGGGCGAAGGCTTAGTCATTCCTCTCAATGTCGAGGTAAACGGTCAGCCGAATCCCGGAAACGATTACAACTATCCCGGTGTTGATAACAATGCCAAGAAGCTCGAACCCTGCAGCTGTAAATCCTGCAAGGAACAGGCTGAACTCAGGATTAAGGGAAAAAGTGACAAGGATGACGATGAGAAAGTCGAAGCGGTCCTTACTTCCTTCTTTAAGAGACAGGCACGTTCAGTTATCCCCAAGATCGGAGCTGGTGATGAGTTCTGGGACACAGAGAGATGGGACAAGGAACTCGCAGAAGACCTTGAACCTGTTCTTACTGAGATAGCAGACAAGCACGGCAAATCAACAGCTAAGCAGCTTGGATCTGAATATGTTACCGAAGTTACGAGGAAATACCTCGGTGTTGCTTCGGAGGCAAGAGCCAAGAAGATCAACGAAGGCACCTTAAGAGCAATCAACAAGGAACTCAACAGAGACTTTGAAGACGATGAGGAGCCTGACGTTTCAAAGGTATATGAGACAAGAACGAACACAGTCGGAACGCTCGCAAAGGGCGCTGCAGGTGCTATCGCTTCATTCGCAACACAGGAAGCAGCACATCAGGCAATAAGCGACGGAGCGCCGAGAGTGGTCGGTCGCATTGTTGAAAAGGAGTGGATCACCGGAGCAAATGCAAGACCGAGTCATGCAGCCATGAACGGAGAGCGTGTTCCGCTTGATGCAGACTTCTCCAATGGTCAGCACTGGCCAGGAGAAGACATAGGAGATCCCGAAGAGTCATGCGGATGCAACTGCACGACTGAAGTCGTTATCTCAGGAGGTTAAAAATATGCAGTTCAAATCAATCGAACTCAAAGCAGATGAAGTCGGCAAGGTTGCCGGCTTTTTTAGTACCTATGACAAGGTACCGGACAGCTACGGAGACATTATCGAGCCCGGAGCGTTCACAAAGACGATTGCAAAGCGTAAGGAGACCGGTCATCCGTTCCCTCTTTGCTTCAATCACGATTTCGACAAGGTGATCGGAACCGTTGACAGCATCGAGGATCAGGAAAAAGGACCTTACATCGAGGCAACATTCCTCGACACAACTCTCGCCCAGGACGTTCGCAAGATGCTGAAGTCTGAAGCCATTTATCAGTTCAGCTTCGCTTATGACGTTCTTAAGCGCAGAGATCCCGATGAGGAAGAGAAGAAGGCAGGCATTATGAATGTCCTTCAGGAGATCGAGTTGTTTGAGGTCTCAATCGTCACGGTACCTGCAAATCAGAACGCAGTAGTTACGGATGTAAAGAGCGTAGAGCCCGAGGTTAAGTCAGGCAGACGTAACAGCCGTAAGGATGCTGACGTTATCAATCAGATCATCGAACTCGCTAAGTCATTACTTTCCGAGCCCGAAGATAAACCCACAGAAGACGAGGAAAAAAGCGAAGAGGCACAGCCCGAGGTCAATCCGGCAGGAGAGGAACCGAAGAGCGAAGGTAATTCGAAAAGAGCCGAAGCACTTCTGGAAAAAATCAACTCATTAAAAGGAGGTTCCTGACAATGACTATTAAGGAACAGCTCGCAGAAAAGAAGGCTGCACTCGTTGAGCTTGAACCCCAGCTGAAGTCAGAGGACGTAAGCACCGAGACAGTGGAGCAGGGTGAGGCACTCGTCAAGGAGATCGCAGAACTCGAAGAGAAGTGCGCTAAGGCTGAAAAGGCAGAGGCACTTCTGAAGACTATCGGCACAGCCGAAGACAATAACGACATATCGGAGGAAAAGACAATGTCACAGATCGAAGAATTTACAAAGCAGGCAGCAGAGATGAAGGATCGTAGCGTAGGTGTTTCCATGAAGGCTTACAACTCAGTCGTTACAGCTCCCACAATCGCAGACGTAGACAGAAGCATCGCTCCCCAGCCCAAGAGAATCGCAGCTGAGGACTTCCTCTCTGTAGCTACAATCAGCGGTAATGCTGTTACATACTTCACACAGGGCGCTTTCGAGACACAGAGCGGTATCGGAACAACGGCTCAGAACTACAAGAAGCCCCAGGCATCCACATCTTTCACAGGCACAACTCTTGCACTCAGCAAGATCGCTGCATGGATCAAGGAAACAGACGAGATCATCAACGATGCTCCGTTCCTCGCTTCTGAGGTTGAAAACTCCCTCGTATATCAGATCGGTAAGGCATCTGACAACTTCATCATCAATGCTATCGGTTCTACTGTAGGCATCGGTGCTGAGACATACGACGGCACAAACAAGACATTCGCAGACGGCATCCTCGCTTCCATCCTCAAGATCAAGGAAAAGTACGATGCTTCTGTTGTTTACCTTAACCCTGCTGACATCTATGCACTCCTTTCCGCAAAGGACAGCAACAAGCAGTATTACGGTGGCGGTTACTTCTCCGGTGCTTATGGCAACGGCGCTCTCGGAATTCCTTCAAGCATTTGGGGCGTTCCTATGTTCGCATCTTCCAAGGTATCACAGGGCTCCGCTCTCGTATGCGCTAAGGAAGCAGTTAAGGTTTACAAGAAGGGCGGAATCGACGTTAAGCTCTACGAGCAGAACGAAGACGATGCACTCTACAACAGAGTTACACTCCTTGGTGAAGTTCGTGAGCTCGCTGCAGTTATTGACCTCGCTGGTGTAGTTCTTCTCGCTAAGGACAATTCCTAATCACAACTAATTAAGGGGAGCCTTCGGGCTCCCTTTTTCCAAAATCTTAAGAAAGGAGTCATGCACCTATGAAGATTGGAATCGTAAACGGTCGTAAGTGTTGGGTGCCTGATGACGAGGTTGTTGAACCTGTCAAGGCAAAGAAACCCGAAAAGACCGATGAGAAAGTCGAAGAACCGGTCAAGGCTGAAGAACCTGAGGCAAAGGCGAAGCCTAAGCCTGCAAACAAGGCTAAAACGTCGACATCCAATAAGTCGAAGAAGGCAGGATCAACGAAATGAACGAATTCGAAAATGGTCAGGTAACACCCTGGGGATATATCGCTGACGCTGAAGTTCTCCCGAACTTCCTTAGTGATATTGAATATAACAACTTCACAAATGGAAAGTTCGCTAAGGACACTATGGTCCAGAAGGTCATTCCCAGCGCTACTGAGGCAATAAGAAATTATTGCGGATGGCATATCTCGCCATCATTGACCTGCGGAATGTTCTACAACATTAGAGATCTGCGTGATGCTTTTGTCGGTCGAGATCTTCTTGTTCAGCTTCCTGCAACTTATGTCACAGCTATTCAGAAGATCATTGTTGATGCAGTCTGGAACGCTGACAAGGATGACTGGGACGGCGAAGAACTCACTGATTACGACATCGGAATGGGAGCAGGACTTCTCAGGATCTACGACGTAGGCTGTCGTGATCGCAAGTCAAGGATCTTCATTAAGTACACGGCAGGCTTCCCTAACGTTCCTGAAGTAATCAAAGAGCTCACAGCTGACAGAGTTACACACGCAGTTGCGAACCCTTATGGTGTTGCTTCCGAGAGCGCTGGCGGTGTGTCAGTTTCTTACTCGTCTATATGGGCGAGCGGATCAAACGCATCAAGCCTGTCAAATGACAGTCACGAGATCTTGGAACAGTACAAGGTGAAGGGGGTGTTCTAATGCTCCCATCATTTTGCACACAGACAGTTTACAGATTGAGACCTGGCATTAAGAAGGAAAGAGGCTCTGATATTCCTGACTGGAGCAATCCAGACCGAGAAAGAAT